TGAGATTATAACGCTCTAATTTGTTTGCATAGCCCCCTCCCCCTAGCATACTTCAGAGCATATGTCAATAGGTAGTTTCCCTAATAGACAAACTAGCTAGAATCTGCTAAGTGAGGGTATGATAGTGTACCTCTATAGACTACCAGAACTCAATAGTCTAAACCTATAATACTAGGGTTTTCCCTAATAGACTTCTTCCTAGACCTGCGATATACTAGACTCATAGCAATAAAGAAAGGAATCAAAAATGTTATACGCAAATCTAATAGGTAACTACAAATCAGGATTTAAGCTTGAGATTACTAACGATATCCAAACTAGACACGCATTAGTTACAGTGAACGGTATCAAGGGAATTAAACAAGCCAGGGCAACGGCAAAGCGTTACAATGCGAAGTGCTGGAATTTCTAAGGGTTTTCCCTAGTAGACAAATCCAGTTTACTAGGGTACTATTAAGACACTAACTAGGAGGTATTACCATGCAGATAGAATTAGATATCACACAGCGTAGAATAGTTTTACAAGGTTTATGGAAAGAAATTGATATGTATCAGGAAATGCTCAATAACACTAAAGACACTATGGTTGCTAAGCATTGTATGAATTGTATTAATGCAATTATGGAATTAGAGCAGATTCTATTAGGGGTTAAAAAATGATCAAGCTAAGCAAAACAAGTAAACTGGATGGGATATTTTCATGGTCATTACAGGCATTGGATACTTGCCCTGGATCGAAGGACAATACAGGTAATCTTGTACCCGCTTGTCAAGGTTGCTATGCCACTACAGGAAATTATAGGTTTGCTAATGTGAAGAAACCTAGAGAATTTAATCGTGAAGACTGGAAACGTGACGACTGGGTTAGGGATATGGTGTATTCATTAGAGAATTCTCGTTACTTTCGATGGTTTGATAGTGGGGATATGTACTCTCATGACTTAGCCTGGAAAATATTCCAAGTAATGCATAAAACCCCACATGTAAAGCATTGGTTACCTACTAGAATGTATAAATTTGCTAAATTTAAAGACGTGCTAGAGCGTATGCAAAGCTTACCTAATGTAGTGGTACGGTTTAGTAGTGATAGCGTTACTGGAGAGGTTATAGAGGGTTTAAACACTAGTACTATATTCTCTGATACTGTACCTAGTGGAGCATTCGAATGTAAAGCTTATCAGCACGAGGGTAAATGTAACGGTTGCCGAGCATGTTACGATAAGGACGTTAAAGTTATCGCTTATAAAGCACATGGGGTTAAAATGGCAAAGGTAATTAAGATTGTTGCAATGCAGTAAACCTAGGGTTTATACCTATAGACAAATTGTAAAAGTGTAGTATACTTAACTTATCAAGACGGAGGAATTATGACTAAAACAGAATTTGTAGTAATTTGTAATGAGAAAACAATCGATCCTAGTTTAGCATTGGAAAACGATAAAGTTATTGCAGCAATTAAACTAAACGACGTAGATTTATTAAATGAAATTTTAGATAATGAATTTTAGGAGGTATTAGCATGAATACATTTGACGCAGTAGGAATTGTAGAAGGATTTATTGATAGTGATTCTGAGGAGCAAGTCTTAGAAGCATGGCAGACTTTAGTAGATACTGGTATGGCATGGCAGTTACAGGGTTGGTTTGGTCGTACTGCTAGACACTTAATTGAGGAGGGATATATTCATGAGTAAAGAAGAAAAGATTAGAAAATTAGTACAACATTGGGTATCTAATATGGATCTCTTAGAATTAGAAGACTTCTATACGGATATTAAAATGGAAGAGTTATCATCCTGGGATGAAGAAGACTTAGACTATTACTTAGAAGGGAATCATATATCATGAGCGTATGTAATCCGATTAAAGAGATTGTATTCGATGGTAAGAAACCTAGCTATGCCAGGGTAATGAGGGCAGTAGGTGAAGAGATTAGCAAAGGTCATACAGATATTACGGTACACTGGGGAGAGAATTGGATAGACTTATATTTCGATCACAGGGTTAAGCAGTGGTTTGGTAGTGGATGGATTCGAGATATTGATGGGTCATATATCGCTGATGAATTGAACGATATCCGAGCAGAGGCACACGATTTTATTAAAGAACATTTTATTTTTGTAAAGGTAAATTAACATGGGAAAGCTTAAGAACAAATTGATTGACGAACAAGACGCTAAGATTATCGAGGCAGAAAAGCAGCGAGAGCGTGTAAGACTTCAAGCAGTGCAGTGCAACGATCCTAAGATGATTGAGTGGTTAGATTCAGTTAACCGAGCAGAGGCTATGTACAATGCTAGGATGGGTCGTAGTGGTGTACGGTGGACTGGAGACTAACCATGTACGATGATGATAAATTTATTAAGTATATTTTATTGTTAGCCCTTGCTTACTTTGGTGGTCATGTGCTATACTATATCTGGTTAGAATTATCTTGTTACTTATACGGAGTACTACAATGAAAGTATTAATTGCTTGTGAATTTAGTGGTACTGTAAGGGATGCGTTTACAAAACTAGGGCATGACGCATGGTCTTGTGATCTAGAACCTAGCGAAACCCCTGGAAACCACTATCAAGGGAATGTCTTAGCTATTCTTAATGAAGGATGGGACTTGATGATTGCTCATCCTCCATGTACTCACTTAGCAGTATCGGGTGCAAGGCACTTCGCTAAGAAGATTGCAGACGGACGGCAGCAAGAAGGTATAGATTTCTTTATGAAACTAGTTGATTCAAATATACCAAGGTATGCTATTGAAAATCCTATTGGTATCATGAGTAGTAAGTACCGTAAGCCTGATCAAATTATAAACCCTTGGGAGTACGGACATAAAGTTACTAAGGCAACGTGCTTGTGGCTAAAGAACTTACCTAAGTTAATGCCTACTAACATTGTAGATAAAGGAGAGATATGGACTGCTAAGAGTGGTAAACAGATGAGTAAGTGGTATTATGATACATCTTGTCTTCCTCCTAAGGAACGAGAAAAAGCAAGGAACAAAACATTCCAGGGAATAGCAGATGCAATGGCAGAACAATGGGGAAAACTATGAAAAAGTTATATAAGATTTTAGATGATGATGGATCAGTTGTAAGAATCTTTGGTTATAAAGAAGAAGCAGAGAGATTTAGTAGACTAGATAAATCCCTTAAGATTCAAGTAGTTATGATGGAACGTAAGAAGAATGCTGAGAATAAATTTCAATGGGCTTATAAAATTTTAGGAGATGCACTATTATGAGATGCTATTGTTGTAATAAAATATTGTCGGACTTCGAAGCCACTCGTAAGAGTGTACATACAAATGAATACTTAGACATGTGTAATCGCTGCTACGCTACTGTTAGTGATGACTTACTTACCTATGAAAGGACAGACCTATACGATGAAGACGAAGATTACGAAGGAGACGAAGGACTGGATAGTTCAGAGTACGATTCTTTTGGTCGTATGGATAATAGGGTTGACAATGATATTTAAATATGCTATACTATCTACTTAAGAGTATTTATATAGTAAGTATTTTATATAGTATGTACTTAGCAGTTAACTTAGAAGTTAAACTTAGGAGTAACTATGGAAGATAACTACGAAGAAGAAATGCACTATCACTTTGTCGTGCAACATGCAGTGGATGCTGCTGGAAGGTATGGTATTGATACTGTCTTACAGGATATCATCGATGCCTGGAATTTTAAGATTAAAGAACAGGACTCACTCGCTCATGAATACTACTAAACTTGTACAAGAAGCACCTTATCATCCAGGCTATGAAGATGCAGTGATTGAACCAGCATTCGCATATAAAGGAGTAGACCCTGCTAAGATGATCTGGAAACCTAAGCCACTGAGTGAGGAAGAAATATTAAAGATGGCTTCTGATATGTTTCACTATACGGAATACAGATTAGTGATTGAGTTTGCTAGAACACTTGAGCAAAGGCATGGTATCAAATGAACGCATACGAATTAGCAAATAAGATGGAACAATTAGCTGGTCATTTTCACAATGAAGCAATCAATATGCTTCGCCAACAAGCAGACCGCATAGCGGAGTTGGATAAAGGTGGGGAAGTTGCTGGTAGGTTCTACTGGGAAAGTGTTGTAGATGGTCATGTAATGGCTGTCCCAAGCGAAGGAACACCACATTACAACAAAGATGATTTTCCACTCTACACCACACCACAAATAAAAGAGTTGAGTGATGAGGAACTCAACAAAGCCTTTGATTACTACTGCGAAACAGATGAGGGTGTATTGCGGTTTAACTATGAACTTCGTGACGAGTGGAAGAAAGAACAGTTAATCCGTTGGAAAGAAGCATTTAAGAAAGCGAGTGAGAAATGAAAACAGAATTATCTAACACTGAGATTACTTTTATAGCAGAGCCTAAGTATGTAGGATCATGGTGTATTGGTGGTAACTGGTATGTTATGCTTACGAAAAAACCAACAGACGAACAGATTAAAAATACAGAACAATTACTTGGATGGATTTGGAATGAAAACAGAAAGTAACTTTTTGAAACACATACCTTGCAGTACCTGCGGATCTTCGGATGCTAACAGTATCTATGATGATGGGCATGAGTACTGTCATAAGTGCGGAACGTATAAGAAGGGCTCAGAGGCAATGGTTCAGGCTGTCCTAAGGGAGGGTATCACCGCACCTGAGAAGTCTTCTCCTAAGCAGTTTAAATCAGTCCTAGAGGCATTGGCTAACGTAGAAGCTACCCCAGTTGTAGAGCGTGGTATTTCTACACAGACTATGCACTTCTTTGGTGCAGGTTCTGATGGTACTAGTTACTACTTTCCATATTGTGATATCACTGGTAAGGTGGTGGCTGCTAAGACTCGCTCCATGACTGAGAAACAATTCAGTGTGGTGGGTGACTGGAAAGAAGCAGTGCTCTTTGGGCAGAACAAGTTCACTCCTGGTGGTAAGGCTATCACAATTACCGAAGGTGAGTTCGATGCACTGGCATGTTATCAGTTGACAGGTTCTCGCTACCCAGTGGTATCCATTCGTAATGGTGCAACGTCAGCATTGAAGGATTGCCGAGCAAGCTTCGAGTACTTGGATTCCTTTGATAAGATTGTGATCTGCTTTGATAACGATGAGCCAGGTCAACAAGCAGCAAACCAAGTAGCTGAGTTGTTTGGTAGTAAGGCACACATCTTTCGATTCCCGAAGAAGGAACTTAAGGATGCCAATGATTACCTGATTCAGGGATTGGTGAAGGAGTTTGTTGAGGAGTGGTGGAACGCAGAGAAGTATGTACCTGATGGTATCGTAGCAGGGTCTACATTGTGGGAACTCGTTAACCAGCCAGTCGAGAAGGCTGAGGTGCAGTATCCCTATTCAGGTATAAATGGGTTGACTTACGGTATCCGACAGGGTGAGCTCGTAACTATTACTGCTGGATCAGGACTAGGTAAGTCTCAGTTTATGCGGGAGATTGTGTGGCAGATTATCAATAAGACTGAGGATAACATTGGGCTTATGTTTTTGGAGGAGTCGGTCAAGAAAACTGCTAAGAGTTTGATGTCCCTTGCTGCGAATAAACCATTGCACTTACCTGATTGTGATGTTGACGAGGAGGAACTACGCTATGCATTTGATGCTACCCTTGGAACTGATCGTGTATTTTTGTTTGATCATTTTGGGTCTACCGCCATTGACAATATTATCAACCGAGTACGCTTTATGGCAAAAGGTCTTAATTGTCGTTATGTATTCCTTGATCACGTATCGATTGTGGTCAGTGCTCAGGAGAACGGAGACGAAAGGAAAGCATTAGACGAGATCATGACTAAGCTTCGGACTATCGTGCAAGAGACTGGCATTGCTTTGTTTGTGGTGTCTCATCTCAAGCGTCCCGAATCTAAGGGGCATGAGGAAGGTGCTGCTACATCCCTGGCACAGTTGCGTGGTTCAGGTTCTATTGCTCAGCTATCTGATATGGTCATTGGACTGGAGCGTAATGGTCAGCATGAAGACGAGCAGGAACGGAACACGACTTACGTCCGAGTATTGAAGAATCGTTTTAGTGGTTTAACTGGGTTGGCTTCTCGATTACTGTACAGTCGCTTGACTGGTAGGATGACAGAGCTTCCTCCTGAGGAGAATAAATTATGAAGACTATTAAATTATTATTAGAGTTAACCTATGATGCTGATCTTGTTCATGGGACTTGTCCAGAAGCATTAGGATATTTTTATACAGAAGTTTTGGCAGATAAAGTTGGTTTGATGTTACATTCAAATAAATTAGGTGACACAATTGGAACAGTAAATATATTGGAGATAAAATGAAGAAGATTGTCCTTGCAATTACAGCAATGATGGTGTATAATAGTAGCTGGGCTTGTCAGACTACTACGGTTATGTCACCTGATGGTAAGATTGTAACTTGTATGGTATGTCCTACGGTGGTCATATGCAATTAATTAAATGGACAGGAACTATCCTATGCTTAATCGGAATAGCGTTAACTAGCTTCAATGTATATCCCCTTAATATATTATTTGGATTGGTTGGATCAGGCTTGTGGGCTTATGCAGGTGTATTGCAGAACGATATACCTTTGATCCTGGTTGAAGCTGTAGCAGTTGCTTTGTACTTAGCAGGGATAGCTTCTTATGTAACATATGAGTTACATAAATGGCTGTAAGGTAACGTTTATATAACATTAAGGAATCAACATGAGTTTATTACAGATGCCGAAGGTAATCGAATCGGTCAATGAGTTAGGGCAGCGAGTTGCTAAGCTTGAACTAATGATTAAAGAATTGCAGGATGCTTTCGTGATGGCTACTCAGCAGAACGTAGAAAATCAAATTAAAGAAAGCTTTAAAAAGAGTAAATCAAAATGAAGGAATCTTTAATAGTGGTTGCTGCTTTAATGGGGATGGCTTTTGGCTTCTTAGTGAGTGAACATAAGCACAGGCTAGATAACATTCAATGCAGCAGTTACTCTACCAAGCACTCGAAGTGGGATGGTTATCTTGCACGAGATGAGTATGGAGATCTGCGATGCTTCTGGTTAGAGCGTGAGTTTCCTAATCGAGTAAAACAAGGAGTGCCTGTGTGACATGGAGTTGCCCTCCACTTAATTTATTTAACTGGAGTAATTACTGGAAATGGAAAATGAGAAAGATTATTCTCGATATAGAAACAAACAGTACGCATGACAAAATCTGGATGTGCGTTACAAGAGAAGTAGGAGGAGACGTAATAGTATGGAAGGAAGCAAACGAGTTACAAAAGTATTTGGACAGTTGCGATTTGATTATCATGCACAACGGAATATGCTTCGATGCCCCAGTACTGAGAAGGAACTGGAACATTACGATGAAGCAGAACCAGATGTACGATACGCTCGTGCTAAGTCGTCTTCTAAATCCAAGCCTAGAGGGAGGACATAGTCTTGAAGCGTGGGGTAATCGATTAGGTTTTCCTAAAGGAGACTTTAAAGATTGGGATGCTGGGTATTCTAAAGAGATGGAGGAGTACTGCGTTCAAGATACTCTGGTAACAGAGAAGTTGTATAAGCATTTAACTACTGAGTTAACACGATTAAACTTTGATGAGAGGAGTATTAAACTTGAGCACGATGTACAAGCGATCATTGCAACGCAAGAAGAAAACGGATTCAAGCTCAACGAGAAGCAAGCTGTCACTCTTTTGGCAACGCTCCAAGCTAAGCTGGTTCTTCTTGAAACTGAGCTTCAAAACATTTTTCCTACCAAGGTTATCGACAGAGTATCCGAAAAAACAGGAAAGCCCCTCAAGCCTAAAGTCGAAGTCTTCAACCCAGGCAGCAGGAAACAAATCGGAGAAAGGCTTATCGAGAAAGG